ACAACAGGTTCAACTACTGCATTTAAATTAATAGATTCTACTCAAACATTTACTCAGTCTGTTACAGTAGGAGATACAGTAAACAATACAAGTGATGCAACTTCTACAACAATAGCTGCTGTAGAAAGTAACACAGAGCTGTCTTTAGTTGCAGACATAATGACCTCAACCCCTGACAATTATACCATAGTTGCACAGCCTAACTTTACTCCTGCATATATGCAAAGTAACACAAAGATTTATTTTAAGCAGGGAACAGACATAGTGTTTCCAGTATTTGTAGAAGCTGAGCCAACTATTACTTTTACAAGTGGTGGTGGTGCTAATGTTAAATGGAATTTAGCAGATGAGTTTTGGAATTTATTTGCAGAGTTTTGGGGTTCTACTTTAAATCCGATAGTAGTTACAGATACTAATAATTCGACACTTAAAATAAAATACATAAGAGTTACTCCAACTAACAGTTTACAAACTGGAGATACAATAACTGTAGTATCTACTAAAAGTGGATATGCACAAAGCCACACTATTACTTTAGAAGCAGTATGCGAAATTAAGTATCAGCAATTACAAGTTATATTTTATAACAAGTTTGGAGCTTTGCAGATTATGCCATTCTTTAAAAAGTCAACTACCTCCATATCTACTCAAAGTGATTCATTTCAAAGAGATATAATGGACTTTACAAATGACCCTACTTATGATAAATCAAAGCATGTTGTTGCTACACTTGGAGTAAATGGTAAAGAAAAAATAAGCATGAATACTGGCTACATAGAAGAAAGTTATA